GTGACCAGGTAGTGCGACTGCCAGTGTCCGCCTGCACCCTGATGCTTCTGCAGCTCCATGTACCCCACCTGAATGAGCTCGCGCAGTGCGGTGCGAATGGCGTCCCTGCCCTCGCCACTGATCAGTGCCAGCCGTGAGCTGCTGATCTCCCAGTCAGGCGGCATCGACAGCAAGTAGCAGAGCAGGCCACGCGCACGGTACGACAGGTGATCGTCGCGGATCACGCGGTTAGGCAGCACCGTGAAGTCCCGCGTTGGCCTTGGGCCGTGGATGATCATTGCTTAGCCCCCAATCGCTTCTCGATCTCGGGCCAGTCCTTGGGACGCCAGATGCGCCACTCGCCGCCGCCAAGCCTGATCTTGCGCCCCCACTTGTATTGCTCGTCACTTAGTGCGCCCTTGTCGGTCTTTAGCTCGACGAACAGCACGCCCCGCTTCGGATGCGCCATAACCAAATCGGGGAATCCCACGTTGCCAGTGACAGGCGTCAACCAACGGTCGCCCTGTTTCGCCGGCCGGGTGTGGTGGACGTACCAGCCCAGCGTTATCGCCAGCTGCACGATCTGAGACTGGAACGCTGCCTCACTCTGAGCGATGGGCATCTGCCTGCTCCTTGGCCAGCTGCTTGGCCCGGTCCTCTTCCTCCTTGACCAGACGCGCCCGGGCCTTGAGCGATGCTTCGATCACTGCGCCCTTGGCCGGGGTGAGCTCGCTGAACGTTGACACCTTGTGGGTCGCCAGTGCCCCGTTGACAATCTCCTTGTCGTACTCGGAACAAAGCCGGTCGTACAGATCCTTGCCCGCCTGCTTCTCATGGTGCGCGGCATCGTCTGCCGGCGGATCCACCTGGTCCCGCAGGTGCTCGAGGTTCCGCTCAACAGCGGCAGGCAGTGGCTGCTTCTTGCGCGGTGCCTTCTTGCTGGGCTTCTCCTTCGTCCACAGACTGCCCGCCACGCCACGCCTCATGCCCGCGTTTCGCAGCGCGTCCCCGATTAGCTCCTTGATCGCATCACGCTTGCCGGGGTCCACAGATCCATACCCGGGAATAGTCGTGCCGCAGATGGTCAGGGTGATCCACATTCCCACCGGGTGCCCCTGACTGTCACGCTCAAGCACCGGCTGGCCAGCGTCGTCGTAACTCATAGGCGACCAAGTCCATTCGGGGTCAATCTCGCTGAACGCCCTCGACACCCAAACGTGGGACAGGTAGCGCAGCTGCATCCCCGCCTTGGGCAAGGTGTCGATCAACTCCTCGGGTGGCTCCCACCACGCGCTCAGAAGCGATCTGAGGGCTTCCACGCGCTCGGCCCTACTCCCGGGCACCGGCAGCGCCACGACCTCGGCCATTGGCTTGTCGTCGCTCACGATGCCCTCCAAACCCTGAGCATCCGGCGATGCGATGTGTACCGCTTGGAGTGAGTGAATCGGCCGGCGAACGTAATGAGCCCGCGGCGGCTGTAGACGTTGAACAGTGCGCCCACCCGGTTGGGCTCCATGGGCTCGGCACCGACGCCCTCGAGCAGCGCCTGCAAGTCGTCAGCGGTGAAGTCCTCGCCCCGGCCAATCAGGTATTCCATGGCGCGGCCGGCGATTTCCTTCCAATCCCTCGGTGCTGCCTGGTCAACCTCGTTGAGCAGAGCGTGGAGCTCTGCAATCGTCATCTGCTGCATCGTTCCCCCTGGTTAGTCGTCGTACTCCCAAAGCGTCGACATTTCTTTTCCGAAATGCTTATCCACCCGGTCCTGCTCGAACTGCAGCTCTTGCTGCCATTCATCGCCCTTCAACCAGTAACGCCAGCCCGGGCATGGGCATGGCGTACCAGGTGGGTGGCAGGCGCAGGTTCCCGGCGTAAGCGTCTGAGCCCCCGGCCCCGCGTGGATGCGGTCAGGGTGCCCACAGTGCGGACACTTCAATCTCTCCCCTTTCGTACTGCTGGCGGCAGGCTACAGCCTCACGCGGATCCACAGCCCCAGCCGGACCAACCGCCGGTGATCGGATGCGCTGCCACGGCGATTGCCACATGCTCCTGCCACGTTGCCGGGGACCAGTAGCCGGTAGCACGTTTGCCATAGTCCTGAGTGCGCGAGAACATGCCAAGCGGGCCGCGAAAGCGACCGTTTGGGTACCAGTCCAAACGCTTGCCGGTTTCACACACGGCCACTCGGTGCGCCTTGTTCCAGTTGTAATCCCCGACGCGCCGGCGAATCTCAGCTTCGGACGGTTTGGGGGGCCATGCCATGCGGTCCCGCTTTGCCTGCTTGATGCACTCTGCCTTGGCCTTGCCCTGGTGGGCTTGGCACGGTGCTGCATTTGCCTCAATCGACCCGACCAGCAGCAATGCTGCAATCAGGAATCCCCAGGCGGCGATTGAACGTCGGATGATGCCTTCTCCCCATTTGCTGAAACGGACTGCCACGAGCGCAGAACGCCCAACAGGGCGGTCAGAGCTGCGCTAATGGCGGCGAGCGTCACGCTCGGGTTTCCCTCCACGAACGTATCGACGAAAGCGACCATGACCACAACAGCGGCGGTCAGGATTGCGATTGTCGACGGTCCTACCTTCGGGATCACTCGGGCTTCTCCTGCTTTTCGTCGTAGTCGGTGGGCTCGGCCGGCGGCGGCTCGATCACGACGGTGCTGGGCGGGACGATCTCAGGCGGCATGGCTCACGCTTCCTTGTAGGACTTCTTCCACGGACGCGCCGTGGCCTTGTGCTTCTCGCTCCACTTCTTCATCTGCTCGTCCCGCGTCTGCTTGCCAGTGTTGTGAAGCCATGGGCCAAACGTCCAGCGGTTCCATGTCCCCTCGGGGCCGGCGCGGAAGGCGTACTTGCTGTTGGCCTGCACCCTGACTGCCTGAGTCCAGTAGGTCGGGTTGGCGGCGGCGAACTTCCGCAGCTGCTGGTCACGCGCCTGAGGCGTCGGCCAGCCGCCGTAAACCTTGACGCTGGTGTCGTCGAATCCGTAGCCGTCGACCACGGCCGCAGGCCCGGGGTTGCCGACGCCGGGAATGCTGATCACCTGCCAGCCGTCTGACCACGCCCGGGTAAGGCTCCTGACGCCATTGCTGGCGTTGCCCTCGATGGTCTGAAACGTGCCGTCTTTGTTGAGCGCGTTGACGAACCCGACATGCAAGCCGTCGATGATGAACAGATCACCCGGCTTGGTGTTCTTTCCATGCGGGCCGTACCAACCCTTCCGGCGAGCTCGGGCGACCATCTCGGCAGTAGACGGATGCACGACGGTCTTGGCGTCCTTCTTGTATTGCGCCGAGGCCTCAGACTTGTCGATTACATACCCGACAAAACAGGCGCACCAGGGCACCCCGAGCAAGCCATACATCTCCTGACACTCGTCAACGATGGGATCGCCGGAACGGTTTGGCTTGGCACCCTCCTGCGCCCCGAGGTAATGCCCTGCTTTCCGTAGCGTTGCCTGCCCGTTGCTGATCACGACGTCCCCTAGGTGTTGTTGACGATGCCGACGATGATGCCGGTGATTGCGCCGCCGGCCAGAAGCCAGACGACGCGACTGGTTGCAGCTGCGCCCTGCAGACGCGCACGCCAAAGCTCGATTTCAAACACTCGCCCTTCAAGCTTGCCCAGGCGGTGATTCGCTTCGCGCTGAAGGTTCTCCACGGTCGCCAGCGCATCGCGCAATTCGCGTATGTCCTGGCGGATCGTGTGCGCGTCCTCAGGGGTCACGGAATGACCGACTCGTATACGGCATCGAAAAAGATGACGTCACCATTTGCCACTGCAATGTTGGGATTCACTCCGATCTGACCGCCGGCGGTTGAGTCGGTGCGAAACAGCGAAAGTTTGGTCGTACTTTCCAGGAAAGCCAATGCGCGGTACGCCACGCCAGCGTCGTCGTACCAACCAGTCCCCACAAACAGGGTCGCAGTAGCGGCCGTTGTCGGCAGGCTGATCGTGATCGCGTTATTCGTCGTCCCTGCAGCCGTGGCGGTCAGGGACACTCTCAGGACGGTGAAAGCGCCAGCGTCAAGATACTTGGCGTAAGTGACGGTCTTGGCGATGTTGGTTGACCCGCCCTGCGCCAGCGTCGGCGTGTAACTCGTCCACGCGCCACCGATGGTCAACAGATTTTCGCCAATGGCGTTCATCTGAGCGGCCGTCAGTACGTTGCCAGGTGAAAAATCGGTCTTGGGTGTAGTCCAGGCCACGGCCCCTCCTAGAAATAGAGAAAGTTATTGTCGAGCTGCCCGAGAATTGGCGCGTTCAACGTGAAGTATGCCCGCGAATCGGTATGTTCGAAGGTCAGGGAAACCTGGTGGCTACCTGGCGTAATCGAATGCTTGATGCCGCTCACAATGAGCGACTCGGTAATGGTGGCAGGACTTCCAACGTCGTATGACTTCTGGATGGTAACGACGTCGACCAAGTCCAGCGCCAAGACGTCGTTCTGATGCGCGACGTCATACGCGGCCAGCTGCAGGCTGACGCCAGTGAATCGCAACACTGGGTTTGCGTGCGTGGCCAGAAATGCGTTCGCAAGATCAAGAACTTCAGCGGTAGTGCTGTTTAACAGGTCAAGCTTTGAGTACTGCGATGCTTGATAGCGAGCAATGCTTTCGGCATCGGAAGCGGTCTGCACGTTTCCAGCTGGCGACTGCATTTGAATGCTGTTGAAAAGCAGCTCGTCTCCGTACTGGTTCAGCAATGAGCTGTACTCAATGCCCGTGCCGTCCTCAGTAAACGCGGCAAGGGCTGACGGGTTGATGTTCTGGCTACGGTCGACAAACGTAAGGATGTTGGCGTGATCCATAAACAGAAATCCGCCTTCAGAAGCCGCCACGCGCTGCAGGTAACTCAGCACGTTTGTCCCCTGCTCGACGTCGTAGGCGCTTCCGCCCCCCGGCGTTCCGCCTAGCGTGCTTTGGCCAGTGTCAAGGGCTCGGGGGCCTTGGTAGGCAATCTCCGGGCGGGCCAACGCTGCAGTGATTCGGGCGCCTGAAAGCTGCTCCACCGGCGCCCATTCGGCAAACGTCATGTTGGCCAGCACTGTGAAGTTGTCTGCACATTGCGCGGTCATGCGGTTGCCGAGCGTGGTGAAGTCGTAATCAAGATCCCAATCGGTGATCGTCCCCGCGTAGATGGGCAAGCCGTTGGCGTAGACCTCAACGGGTTGGCGCGGGCCTACGAACGGGTAATACGGCGAATCCTCATTGAGCGGGTCAAGGTCGCGGTTGGGGTCGTAAAACACGACCGATGCGGTGCCGGCGTTAAACTGCTCGGTGTCGCGGTTGCGGCCACGGTTGATGCTGATGCTTTTGACCATGCTGGTGACGTCCAGCATTTGAATGCCGCCAAGGGTGTCGTTGTCAAGCTGCCCAAACGTCGGCGAGTCAAGCTGGAAAGGCGTCGCAAAGTCAATCGTTTGCTCAAAGCCCACCAGTACCTGAATGGTCGGAAGGCTCATGCCGCTGCGAACGCTGGCCCTGAGCGCCGCTGCGCCCGCTGAATTGCCTCAATGATCTGCTGGCCCACCTGGTCGGGAGTGGACACAAGGCCCGCCTCGATGTTGATGGTGATGCCGCCCATCCCGCCCATCTTGTTGAGCGGGACGACGGCCTCGGGGCCTGCCTCGCCAATCAGGGCCAGCGTGGGCTGGGTGACGATGCCGCCCTTGGCCAGCTTTGGGATTTCCGGAATGCTGGGGACGTCGGGGAACGGGCTGACCTTGTTGACGCCGCTAATGGCCTTGTTGATGCCCTTGATTCCAGCATTTAGCCCCTTGATCACGGCGTTGATAGCGCCCTTGACAATGTTGGCCAAGGCGGTTGCGCCGGCGTCTAGACCGTCGCCAATGTAGCCAATGATCTTGGAGCCAATTTCCTTGATGTCCCCGGCAATGCCAACGACTTTGGTGATCAGGGCATCAACAAAGCCGTCGATCTTGTTCCAGATTGCAGTCGACAAACTGGTGACGCCATTGACGATGTAGGTGATCACCCGGCTTCCGATGTTTCCGAGTCCTTCAACCCAGTTGACAATTTTCAGAATGAGCGCAGCAGGCAGGCCGCTGATTTTGTCCCATACCTTTGTTGCCAAATCGCTCACGCCGCTGGCAATGCCGCTGACAATCGACTTGCCAATGTCGAGCACAGCGGTGGCGATTTTCAGAGGGAAGGCGAGCAACGTTTCCTTGATGCCGTCCAGCACGCCGCCAGCGGCCGTCTTTAGCCCTTCCCACACGCCAGAAAAGTCGCCCTTGACCAGCGACACAATGGCGGAAATTGCGCCGCTGATTAGGTCAAACGCGGCCTTTACCGGCCCGTCGAAATAGTCGACGACGACCTCAACGGCCTTCTTGACGGCCGCCCATACCTTTTGAAGCACGTCGCGGAAGGTTTCGGACTTCTTGTAAAGCAGAATGACGCCAGCGGTGAGAGCTGCCACGGCGACAATGATGAGGCCAATGGGATTTGTCAGAAGGGCTATCGCGCCAGCGATTTTCATAGCCGCGTTGATCGCTAGGACTGCCGTAGCCACCGCGCCCATTGCGCCGGCCAGCGCCAGGAACACCTTGGGATTGCGCTGCGCCCATGCTCCGAACGCCTGCAATGGCCCGAGCACGGCCTCAATGGCCGGCAGAAGGGCAGCGCCCACGCTTTCCTTGGTCTCTTCGAGCGCAATGCCCAGGCTTTTGAACTTGCCTTGCGCCGTGTCTGCAGCAGCTGCAGCGTCACCCTTGAAGGTCTTGGACAACAGGGCAATGGCTTCTTCGGCCGTGGCCCCGTCTTTGATAAGCGCCTTCATGCGCGGATCCAGCGACGTAAGGCCCTTGAGGTTCCCAGCGTATGCCTTGCTCAGGGCCTCGGACACCTTGGCAAGCGGCTTGCCCGTGCCGGCGGCAATGTCCAGGGCAAGCCCCAGCCCCTTTTGGGCCTTTTCTAGGTCGCCGGTGCCTCGCGCCAAAGTCGCCAGCGCGGGCCGCAATTCTTCGTCGGACACTGCAGCGGCCATTGACGTCTGAGTGATGTAATCCTCAACTGCCGCGACTTGGCCCCGGGTGGCCCTAGTGCTGCTTTCCAGAGTGCGGGCCAGCTGCTCCTGAGCCGCCTGGTCAGCCATTGCGCCCTTGACTGCATCAAAGGCAGCAGCGCCAAGAGCGGCGACTGCGACGCCGGCAGGCAATGCCGCCTTCTTGATCGCATACCCAGCCTTGGCCCCGGTGCCCTCAAGCTGCTTGAACTTTGCGATGCCCCGGTCAATGCCTTGCCCGTTGAAATCGGTGAGGATTGGGATTGTTATTGCCATTACCCAATCTCCTTCTGCACAAGGTCGCCAACCCTGACGACGATCTTCTGGACGCCGTCAAGGATTTCACCTTGATTTCGGTCGACAGTCGGCCACATCGACCGCGGCGCAATCGTGCGAATGTTTCGCCCCAGCTCGTTATTCAGCGACACAGTCTCGAACAGGATGCCCCCTGGAACCGACTGGCTGATGTAAACGACGCTGTTTTTGTTCTTGCGCGTTGAAGTCTTGACGGTCACGCCCCGGCGGACCTTTGCAGCGTTCCATGGAAAGATCTGATAACCGCGTTCAACGTTTGGCGTCCAGTCGCGCACTGTTCCAGACATAAGCGCCTTGGGATACCCGGCCTTGATTTCGGCCACCGTCCCAGCCAGCACGCTTTTCATGTCGCGGTTGAACTGCTTTCGCAGCTCGGGGTCAATCCGGCGCAGGGCCTTGATTGTGTCCTTCACGCCCACAATCTCGGTCTTGACTGTCGCCGGCATCAGCGTTGGCTTTCTCTGATGATTTCCAAGACCGTATTGAGGTCTTTCATTGTGAAGGGTACATCCGGGGGCCAGAAGCCTGTTTGCACCAGCACCAGGGCTAGAGCTCGGCTGACTGACCCCCGTCCGTAGGATTTGAGTCGGCAGGCTTGCCGTCGTCAATCACTTCCAGATCCTCGACCTCGTCAAGGAACCCGTCAAACGTATCTGCAACGGGTAGATCCTTAGACCGTGCCGCACTCCACGCCATGAATGCGATGTATTCCAGCCGCGGTGCCATTTGCAGCACCTGAGCGGAAACATTGAAATGACGTTCAAACGCCACGGTGTTCTTGATGCCCGCAATGTCCACTACGTAGGAACCTGTCTTTGTAGTGAAGGCAATGTTCCCGTTTACTGCTGCTGATTCAGCCATCGTTTACCCCTTTGGATTGTCTAGGTCGTGACGTCGCGCACCCAGGTGCCGCCCGAGAAGGCCACTTCCATGACCTGCAGCTCGCCCACGGTGTAGGTCACAGGGTAGTTGGCGATCATGGTGTCGCTGATCGTCCACTCGGGGTTGGATGCGCTGGGGGAGCCAGCGTCCTTGCGAACGACGATTGCCGTGTCGCCGGCCCCGAGCTCGGCCGCAACCGTGGCCTCGACGCTGTTTGCGCCATAGTCGCAGTAGAGCGTGATGGTGCCTTCGACGGTCTGCAGGCCACCGACCATGCGCTCGCCACCGTCGCCGAATGCGGTCGACACAAGCGGGTTCTGGCCGAGGGTCAGGGTCACTGCTGAACACTGGTCTGCCAGCTGCACGCCGCCAATGGTCAGCGATGCCGGCTGTGAGAGGTAAGTCGTTGCCGCCATGGTGGCTAGCTCCTTTGGGTTCCGACCCGCACTGTCAGGTCATAGGTGGGGACTTCCTGCCCACCGATTTGCATAACACCCGGGATTCCCCGAATGAGGCTAATGCCGCTGTTCATAATCGTGTCAGCGGTCGTAATCAGGTAATCGACGGCGTCACTGTTACCAGGCGGCGCAGCGAGCACCTTCAAACCGAACTCAATCTCGGCAATGTTGTTGTTGAAGCAGCTGAACGTCGGCGGGTCGACCAGGACGGTGATCGGCCGCGCATTCCGCACGTCGGTCACGACGGCCAGCCCCAATGCCTGCAAGGACGCCACCAGCGTCCCCTGAGCGGCCGCAAAGATGCCAGAGGCAGTCATGCCACCTGTGACCTATTGACGCCCAGCAAACGGTTGATCTGGCCGTTTGACCCGAACGCCACCGGCGTGCCCATCTGCTCGAACGATGCGAATGAGTCCACAGATCCGCGCTCGCGGTACAGACTGCCGGCGAACATGATGGTGCCGAGCTTGACGTCAGCACTGGGCACGGTGCTCAGACTGTCGTAATAGCCCGCTTCCCGCCGCCGGCGGTAGGCGTAAGCGTTGGCCGCGTTGACGGCCGTAGTGATGAAAGCCGTGTCGTTTGCCGTTGCTGATGCGATGCCCAGCCACGCCACAACGTCAGCGTCGGTGATCCACGTTGCCGTTGTCGTCCAGGTAAGCGTTCCGTCGACTGCTCCACGCGCAACATCGGCGTGGGTCTTGTCAAACATCAGCTGATTGAGAATTATCGTTTCGTAGTCGAAAAGGAAATCACCCTCATCGTCTACGCCCACAAACAGGTGGGTGGGCACGGCCACCACGGTGTACGTGCCGTTTAGGGTCGCTCCAAGCCCAGCCAGCGTGACTGACTGCCCAGTGCCAATGTCGGTCCCCTCCATGGTCGCCACGACAAGGAAATTGTCAGTTACCTGGCGGTGTGTGATCGCATAGGTGGCCATGGGCAGTCAGTCAGCTAGTCAGGCTTAGACGAAGTTGGCCTTGATGAACTTGTCGGCGTCGATCATCTTTGCGGCAAAGTAGCCGCGGAAAGCGATCGTCCGCGACAGCACGTCGGGATTGTCGACCGACAGGGCACCCTTCTGCTGCTCGAACAGCTCGTAGCCGCTTGCGTCACCGATGATCAGGGTAGCCGCGTCGAAGTTGCGCGACATCACGACCTGCAGGCCCCAGGCGGTGCCGTTGCCCGTGCCGAACGACATGCCGCCCAGCGCGTTCTGCGGGTTGACGGCCGGGAACATCGGGCGCTTGTTGTCGTCCGACAGGCGCACCATCTCGCCCCACATGCTCGGGTTCACGAACAGGTGAGTGGGGAAGTTGCCGTTGCTGGCCGTGACGATCGTCTCGGCAGCGGTGGCGATCCAGTCGGCCCAGTAGGACGGGTCGCCCACCGACGCTGCGGTGAAGTTGTCGCTGTTGGTCACGCCAGACACCAGCGTGTCAGCCGCCACTTCCTCAGTCGCGCTGGCGTAGATGCGGGTCATGTCGTCGAGCAGGAAACCCAGCACGGCCGGGTCGGTCCAGTCCAGATCCTGCTCAGAGATGTTGACGAACCCGCCGTAGGTGCCCTTGGTCACCTGAATGTCGTCCACGACGAACGTGCCCTGAGTCAGCTGGTCAAGCTCGTTGACCTGCTGGCCCATGCTGGTGTTCGTCACGACCTTGGGACGGATAAAGATCTTGCCGCCACCAGGCATGGCGCGAACGCCCACGGCGTCACAGATCGGACGGTTGCCGACGAAGTTGTTGTAGACCGGCCCGAGGATCGGGGTCGGCACCAGACCGGGGGTGTCGTTGATCACGACGTTCGGCGCAGCGGCGCGAACAGCGGCCTGCACCCGCTCCAGCTCGTGGCCGCCCTGGATCATTGCGGCGAGGTACTCCACGGGAGTCGGCAGCTCTGCCTTGGCCCCTGCGTACAGAATCGGGTTGGTCGGAATAGTGGCCTCGGCCTCGATGGGCTCGGCCTCGATCTTGGCCTCGGACATTTCCTCATGCTCCTGCTCGGTGTTGTCGGTGTCCTGCTCCTGCTGCTCGTCACCCGGGTCGGGGACGGTTGCGGCTACCTGAGTGATAACCGCTTCCTTGAACGCCGGAACGGCGACCAAAGAGAGCTCGACCAGCGCCGCCTCGGTGACGGTCATAACCCCTTCGGGGTCGGTCGTAAACTTGATGGGGTGAGCGCCCACGCTGACGGCGTCATACGCGCCGGCTTTCAGCAGCGCCACGGCGTCACGGCTTGCCCTGGTGTCGGCAAGAGTGGCTTCGAACTCCAGCCCCTCGTTGCCGTCCACCAAGGTGTCGACCACGCCGCGCAGCTGGGTGAGATCATGGTTTTCGATCAGCTTTGCGGGCTTCTGATCAACATCGAACGCGCCACGGGCAAACCTCACCTGCTGGCCGTCTGAAACCGTCGCCACGGTGTCCCAAGGCACGGCGATCCCCGCAATGCGGGCGGGGCGC